TACAATCTCGCATGTAATTTAACGAAACTTTTTAGGACAAGATAAGATGAAAACATCCGAAAGCATCAAACAGATAGCTGAAGCTTTAGTATCCGCGCAAAAAGAAATTAGATTTGCCGTTAAAGATTCAACTAATCCTCATTACAAATCCAAGTATGCCAATATTAATTCAGTTATTGAAGCGGTTAAGAAGCCACTCAATGATAATGGTATTGCAATACTTCAATCATTAAGCCCATCAGACGACAATAAACTCCATCTAACAACTCGATTACTCCATAGTTCGGGCGAATGGATTGAGGATACTGCCGTCTGTCCTATTCAGAAACAAGATCCGCAAGGATTAGGATCAGCAATTTCTTATATCCGCCGATACTCCATATCTAGTCTTTGCGCTCTTTATGCTGATGATGACGATGGCCAATCCGCCGCGCTTAATGCCGCAGATTATCTTCAAAAAATTGCTCATTCACAAACTTTAGAAGAACTCCAGGCTAATTATAATTTTGTAATGGGTGAAGTTAAGAATGATCGCACTTTATCTAAAATGGTAATTGAAGCTAAAGATAAAAGAAAGGCGGAACTATGATGGAAGGATCAAGAAACAGTAATTTTTACGGAGTGACGCTACCCTATTCTGATCAAGAATTAATGGCTATAGAAGCCCGTAAAACAAGAATAGAAGCCCTTAAAAGAGAGCTAGGCAATAAATACTTATTAGCGCCTTTATATGGCAAGATTAAAAGCCCTCGACTATGAATGGGGCTTATTCATATAAAGAAAGAAATAATGTAGTAAATATAGCGGAAGTATTGTTTGAAGCTTATTGTCAATCCAAAGGTTACTTTTATAGAAGATTAGGCTTTGATGAAAAGAATGATCCTATCCCTAACTTTTATGACTTAAATACTTTTATTAGAAATATGCCTGATTTTTATATTAATAATAATGGTAAAGCTGGGTTAATAATGGTTAAGGGAACTGCCAATATTAAAGCTTTAGAAATTAAAATGCTTCCAATGTTTATGGAATGGTATAGCTCTGAAAGATGTCCTTTGCTATATGCATTTTGCTTTAAAGATCAAAAGCCTTTGCTTCTTCATCCCGATAAAGTAATAGGTCTTTATGAAAAAACAACCGATCAACAATGGCACGATGGCGTAACTTATAGGAACTTAAATTTAAATGGATAGAATAATAAAAGGTATAGAACAAGGCAGTCCTGAATGGATGGCTTTAAGAATAGGCAAGATTGGTGGATCAAGAGTTGCTGATCTTTTAACTGAAGGTCGAGGTGGCGCTGAATCTTTAACCCGTAAAAAGTATAAGAATGAATTGATTAGGGAAAGATTGACGGGTAAGAAATTAGATACCTATAAAACGCCTGCAATGCAACGAGGAATCGATTTAGAACCTATGGCTAGGGCATGGTATGAAGTTAAATATAATACCTTTGTGGATCAAGTGGCAATTGTTTTACACCCATCTATTGAAGGCGCTCAATGCAGCCCTGACGGATTAGTAGAAGCCACTAATTCCTTGATTGAGATAAAAATACCCAATCCTGAAAACCATTTAGATAACATCCTAACAGGCGGTAAACAATTAGAACAGTATTATGACCAGGTGCAATGGCAATTAGCTTGTATGCCTGAAAAAGAATTTTGCGACCTTGTATCCTATGATCCTGATATGCCCGATCATTTACAAGGATTCGTAAAGCGTATTTATCGAGATGATGAATACATCCAAACCATGCAAACTGCGGTGATCGCTTTTTTGTCTGAAATAGAAACTATCGTTAATAACTTAAAGGAAATACAAAATGGCAATAACCCATGATCTAATCGCTAAAACAGGCGAGTATGTAAACAAAGAAGGCGAAACAAAAGCTCGCTGGACTAAAGTCGGTGTGGCAATGTCGAATAAACAAGGTGGCACTTCACTTCTTATTGAATCTATTCCTGTCAATTTTGACGGATGGGTAACAATGAGAGAACCGCAACCTAAAGATAATGCAGGATCAAATACAACCGATTCAGCAATGCCATTTTAATGATTTTACTGATGGTTTTGCCTTTAAAAAAGTGCAATATATTACACACAAACTAATTTGTTTGGATTTTATTAAGGACTAATTATGTGGACTACACCATCAGCTACAGAAATGAGATTTGGTTTTGAAGTAACTATGTATGTTATGAATAAATAGTTATTTTAAAAGGTGAATAGCGTTCTTCAGAAAATCGGTATTTACCAATAATTAAGGGGCTTAAAATGCCCCTTTTTTATTAAAGTTTCATGCAAATTGTTTTCACTTTTTTTATATAAATCAATGATTTGAATGAAAACGGATGTAAAGTATGCTTTACATTATTTTATGTAATGATCGCCTGTATTATTATTAAGGCCAATCATATCAGCTTTATCTTGATCCCATGAAGTTGTTTCATCGGAATCATAATAGCGTTCCTCATAAAGCTTATTCTTTTTACTGCCCCAAATCTTTTCGTAGTTCTCATCATACAAGCTTTTTTGTTTAAGCTTATTAGTTGATCCTTTACCAGCTTCCGAATATTTACTCATAGTTTTCTCTCACCCAATTAGAAAAGTTAATTAATTCATCTTTATTAGCAGTAAGCTTCATAGCATTAGCTTTGAAAGATATTACCTGAATATTGCCTTTAATGTAACCTTTTGCATTATCTATGCGATCAAGGCTAGGGCTTAAATCACGATTACCATCAATTGATTTTTTAATAGGAAGTCCAAGAATAGGACAGGTTTCAGGAATAACTATATCGGATATTTCTATATTAAATTCAATACCTTTTTTTAAGGCACGATGTCGAGCTAACTGAAAAAGATTTTTTTCTCGGTTCTTGTCTTTCCAAGCCCTTAAATAATCTTTCGTTTTACTCTTGTCTTTTAAAGGCATGGTCTATTTTTTAACTTTAGAACGCGCCCACTCATAAATCCTTATACAATACCAAACTATTGATAAAACTGCTGCAATAGCTGGTAAAAATTTCATTATTGCTCCAAAAGCCGTAACTCCCGAAACTGTATCTAATACATGCTTCGTGTGTTCTTGCATATTCATAACTATTTCTTTCTACTAATTAATGAGATGGCGTTCGAGAGCCATAAACAAATCGCCGCTAGAAGATATATAACAGAGAGAACCATCAGATAATAAAATAACCAAATAATTTTTATTATCGTAGTAATCAGAGCCAACATCTTTGATTGTTTTATTTTGTAGAAAATCGAATATGTCATCAATGGTTTCATGGGAATTTTGCATTTAAACTTTCTATCACTATTTCAGGACTAACAAATTTATCTGCATTATGTTCTGTATGTTCCCACCATAGGAATTGGTTTTGAACCAAATTGTTCCGATCCTTTAGAAGATTAATATTTTCAGGATGTCCAAATATTATAGGATCAGAAACAGACCATAGCACTATACCATATTTTTTATGATCCCAACAAAAATGTTGAAAAAAAGAATCGCAGCTTATCCATGTTCTGCATTGATTTACAAGGCTTCCAAGTTCTGTTAGTGATAAATTTTTTCTAAAATCATCAACTAATTGTTCTTCACCATCAATCCCAACTTGAACTATTGGCTCATCAATTAGTCTAATAAGTTCCTTCCAATAAGGATAGTTTTTTGGATTGGTTTTTCCATTTCTTAAAGCTTTAGAATACGGGCTAATAATAATCATAGGTATAGCTTTCTAAATGCTTTTTCTAAACTATCAGTCCAATTCCATTCAGCCATTTTCTTATAGATACTCCATTGATCTATATCACCAAATAAAGACATAGCTTCAGATATTGGCCTTCCAGGAACTATATCAGGAAAGCAAGTAAATACTTCAGCGTTTGTAATGTCCTTCAATACATTTTTAAATACAATATGATCGCCCATGCCTACATTTAAAACTACAATCTTTTTGTCTTTATAAGCTAAAGTGTTTCTAAAGATTAACTCATCATGATGATATAGTTGTTGATTTGATTCTGATCTAATGCCGCCTTGTGGGTTTTTAAGATGCCAAGTATTTGCATGTGGAGCTGCAAGAATTGTATATCCTTTTAGGTATAATCCATAAGTAAATAAAGTTTCTTCTCGGTGCGCTACTCTTGAAAGTCCTAGATTGTAATCATGCACCCCAGCTCTATAAAGAAAAGAACAATGAAGATGCTCAACTTCTTTTAGCTTCTTTATTTCCGCCCATTGTATATTAGGCTCTTTATCAATATCTTCTATTTTGCCTGTGTTTTTAGATGTATCAGGATTAACAGGTAAAGTTAATATAGCTCCGCCTATAGCGCCAACATCGTCATTGATCCAAGAATATAATTCGGCTAATACATTTGGTTCGGGTATTGCATCATCATCCACTCGCCATACCCAATCATAACCCATGCGATTAGCTAATTGATGA